GGGACTGTAATGATTAGTGACAACGCAGGTGGAGGTTCAGTAAAAGGACTTGTAACTGTAGTTGATTACGCTGCAAGAACTTTCAAAGTAGCTTTCTACCCGGCAACAGGTTTACCTGTAGCAGGAGCCGGAGCAAAATTCACTGTATTTATTTACGGTTCTGAATTTGCTAAAGGAACAGTAGGAATGGCTAACTCTCTAGAAGCTGATGATTTCATCTTCGAAAATTCTCCAATTATCTTAAAAGATAAGTATGCAGTATCAGGTTCTGATATGGCACAGATTGGATGGGTTGAGGTTACAACTGAAAATGGAGCAAATGGATACCTTTGGTATTTAAAGTCTGAGCACGAAACAAGATTACGTTTTGACGATTATCTTGAGACTGCAATGATTGAAGCAGTACCGGCAGAAGCTGCAGGTGGTGTAGTTGCACAAACTGACTTTGCCGATGGTGGTAATAAAGGTTCAGATGGTATCTTCTATGTTGTAGAGGAAAGAGGAAATGTATATGGTGGAGGAAACCCTGTTACTTTAGCAGAGTGGGATTCTATTATTTCTAGACTTGACAAGCAAGGAGCAATTGAAGAGAACGTAGTATTTGTAGATAGAGATTTCTCTTTCGACATTGACGATATGTTATCTCAACAATCTTCTAATGCAGCAGGTGGAGTATCTTATGGTCTATTTGACAACGAGAAAGAAATGGCTCTTAACTTAGGTTTCACAGGATTCCGTAGAGGTTATGATTTCTACAAGTCTGATTGGAAATACTTGAATGACCCAACAATGCGTGGTGGTCTTTCAAATGTAGCAGGTAGTGGAAAAGTAAGTGGACTTTTAGTTCCTGCAGGTTCTACTTCTGTTTATGACCAAGTACTTGGGAAGAACGCTAAGAGACCATTCTTGCACGTTAGATATAGAGCTTCAGAAACTGAAGACAGACGTTACAAGACTTGGATTACAGGTTCTGCAGGTGGAGCAAAAACTTCTAGCTTAGATGCTATGGAGGTAAACTTCTTATCTGAAAGAGCAGTATGTACTTTAGGTGCTAACAACTTCTTCTTATTTAAAAACTAAGAAGGCAATACTAAGGGAGTGTCTTCAAAGACACTCCCTTTTTTATTTAAACTTTAATTCTAATCTAATTTTATTATAATGAAAAACAAAAAAACAACTCTGTTTGTAGACAAAGGATACAAACTGACAAAAGATGCAGCACCACTTTCTTTTATGCTGCCAATAAGACATTCACAAAGATTCCCTTTATTACATTTTGATGACGAAACAGGAGTCAATAGAGAACTTAGATATTCAAGCAATCAAAAAAGTCCATTTGTAGATGAGCAAGACAAAAATGTTTTACTTACTCCGGTAATTTTTGAAGATGGATTTTTATACGTTCCAAAGAACGACCAAGTTCTACAGGAATTCTTACACTATCATCCTTTAAATGGGAAAAAATTTGTAGAGATTAACAAAGCTAAAGATGCAGAAGAGCAAGTAGAAGACCTAATGGTTGAAGCTGATGCTCTAGCAGAAGCAAGAAACTTACCAATTGATTTACTAGAAAATATCTGTAGAGTATTATTCAACACAGATACCACTAGGACCTCTAGTGCTGAACTTAAAAGAGATGTATTAGTATATGCTAGGAATTATCCTCAAGACTTCTTAGACGTTCTAAAAGACCCGGACTTACAATTACAAGGAACTATTCAAAGATTCTTTGATGAAGGAATATTAGCTTTTAGAAAAAGTCAAAAAGAAGTATGGTATAATACTAAGACTAATAAATCTAAATTATTAAATGTTCCATTTGGTAAAGATGGTATGGACTTAGTTACTTCTTATATGAGAAGTGATGAAGGTATAGATGTGTTAAAGCATCTAGAAAGTCTATTAAAATAATATCGTATATTTGTGGCTTAGTCATCCATCACGAAGATGGGTGTTTTTTACTAACTTTTAAATTTTTATATTATGAACAAGTATTTATCATTTGCTTCAGCTACACCCGATGAGGTTGAGCCAAAGCAATTAGCAATTAACGGAGGATTAACTTGTGGTGCAGTTACAGCAACTAACCTTGCTTTACACTCTGCAGACTCTACATTAGTTTACACAGTTACAGGCTCAGGTTTTGATGTTAAATTGGCTGATGCAGTTAACGAAGCGTTAATTTTAGCAGCACAAACAAATTGGATGAAAGTAGAGCACGAAGTAATGCTTCCAACAGGATGTATAGTGACGGATATCACGATAGCTTAAACTAATGCTTTCCAAGATTTTTAGAGACCTCTTCATTTTTGAAGGGGTCTTTTTATTTTGTTTATCTTTGTAGAAAAGTGAACAGATGATAAATTCAGTAAGACAGACGGTAATGTCCGTCCTGAACAAAAATAATTACGGATATATATCCCCATCAGACTTTAACTTATTTGCGAAACAAGCACAGTTAGATTTATTTGAAAATTATTTTTATTCGTACAACTATCAGATTAATAAGGAAAATGCTCGTGCTTCCGGCACAGGCTATGCTGATATTACAAAAGGATTAGAAGAGGTTATAGACACTTTTTCTAGACAACTACCATTACTAAGAGAGGGTAGCATTACACAACCTCTATCGTTATATAACTTACCTTCTTTGGTAACAACTAATGATGATTATTATTTAATAAACAAAAACTTAGTATATAACAAAGTATTGATTTCTAATGCTACTACTACGGCAACAAATGGTGGTGGTACTAAAGTAGAAGATTCATCACAAGATTTTATAGCTTCAGGAGTACAAATAGGAGATATAGTTTCTACTGTTACAGGAGGTGTTACATATAATACAATCGTTAATACCATTGTAAGTGCTACAGAACTATTGGTTAGACCAACTTCGGCAGGAGTTTGGAATGCGATAGGAAAAAATTATTATATATACTCAAGCAAAAATATTATAGAAGCAGAAAAGGTAACTCATAGTAAAATAACTATGTTAAACAATTCATTACTTACTGCACCAAATTTAACCTATCCTGCATATACACAAAACGGAGATTTTGCAGAAACATATCCTGATACCATTAATGGTATTGGACAGTTGGTATCTCAATACATAAGATTTCCTTATGTTCCTAAATGGACATTTGTAACCTTAACTAATGGTGAACCTGCTTTTGACCAATCAGCATCTGACTATCAAGATTTTGAATTACCAAATGATGATGAAGTAAATTTGATTAATAAAATACTTCAATATGCAGGTATGTCTATTAGAGAAGTAGCAGCAGTTCAATTCGCAAGTGGAGAAGAGCAAGCAAATAATCAAGAAGAAAAATAATTATGGCATATATAACAGATTATCAATATTATGAGAATGGAGGATTAAATCCTGAAGATGCTAATTGGGGTTCATATCAATACGTTTCCTTAGAAGACATCGTTAATAATTTTATGCTTATGTATCAAGGCAATCACAGTCTTGTAAATAATGAGGAACGATTTAAAATATTGTTTCACGCTAAACGAGCAATACAAGAATTAAACTACGATGCGTTTAAAGAAATTAAAATATTAGAACTTAGTGTTTGTGATTCTTTAAGATATGTACTTCCACCTGATTATGTAAATTGGGTTAGGATTTCTGTGTATCAAAATGGATTACTAAAACCATTAAGCGAAAACATTCAAACTAATTGGTCAGGAGCATACTTGCAAGACAATAATTGCAAGATTTTATTTGACATTGATGGTAACGCTTTGAGACCACAGGACTCTACTATTGATATGGATAGATTAAACGGTACAAAACAATCAATATATTTAAATGCTAATTCAAGTCAGAATGGTAATATGGGTTGGAATGTAGATGGGAATTGGTATTTTGAATACGGCATTGGTGCTAGGTTTGGTCTTAACACTGAAACTGCAAATGCTAATCCTACTTTTAAAATCGACCCTAAAGGTGGTGTAATTAATTTCAGTTCAGGAATGGCTGATGAATTATGTGTCTTAGAATATGTGTCAGATGGTATGGTAAATGGTAACGATAGTCAAGTTACTGTAAATAAATTATTTGAGGATTTTGTTTATGCAGCAATAGAGTATGCAATGTTGGGTTCTAAAACAGGTGTACAAGAGTACATTGTAAAAAGAGTTCAAAAGCGTAAGTCATCATTATTGAGAAACGCAAAAATTAGAATTAGTAATATACATCCCGGAAGATTATTACAAAACTTAAGGGGTAGAGATAAGTGGTTAAAGTAATATGGCAAATGTAACAAGAAATTTTACTGCAGGTAAAATGAACAAGATGGTCGATGAGCGACTTGTTCCAGATGGTCAATACGTTGATGCTACTAATGTTCGTATGGGTTCCACTGAGTCATCAGAGATAGGAGTCATAGAGAACTCACTAGGAAACACACAACTAACGACACTTCAATTTGAAGGTGCAAATCTATCTGCAGAAGCTAGATGTATAGGTGTGTTTGAAGACGGAGCATTAGAGACTATCTATTGGTTTATACACGATGAAGGCTTTACGGCTAGTCCTACAGGTAAACTAGATATGGTGGTGTCTTATAATACCAACACTACAATAATTCAGTATCACTTAGAAAGTGTGAATGATGGTGGTGGTGTAAATACCACGTTAAACTTTGACCCAAAATTTCTTATAACAGGTGTAAACAAGATTGAGAATATGTTATTCTTTACGGATAACGTAAACCCTCCTAGAAAAATTAATGTACAAAAAAACTATGATGACCCTGTAGGTACTCCGTCAGTAGACGGATTTGCTTTTGATGATATAATGGTTATTAAAAGACCACCTGCAGCATCACCAACTATAAAGTTAATAAGAACAGGAGGACAAGAAAATTATTTAGAAGAAAGGTTTTTATGTTTTGGTTATAGATACAGATATGATGATGACGAGTATTCTGCAACATCACAATTTACTACACCTGCTTTTATACCTAATAACTTTGAGTTTTCAGGAGATAGCTATTTAAATGAAGGGATGACTAATCTCTTTAACACTGCTGAGGTAACTTTTAACACAGGAGGTCCTTTAGTTACAGGTATTGATTTACTATTTAAAGATGCTAATAGTCCTGTCATTAAGATTATTGAAAAACTAACCAAAGAAGATAATGGGTATGTAGACAATCAACTTGTAACGTATACGTTTTCTAGCAGTAAGATTTTTACAATCTTGCCTGCATCAGAAATATTAAGATTATTTGATAATGTACCTAGGTTATCTCAAGGTCAAACCCTTATGGGTAATAGATTAATGTTTGGAAATTATGTCGAAGGATATGATATGAAAGACTTTAACGGAAACCCTGTAAGATTTGATTTTGATTTATCAGGAACCAAAGAATCTTTTGATGGTACATCAGTAGATGGTGTATTGTCAACAGGGAATTACACAATACAGGGCAGTCAAAGTATTGGAGGTTCTGTAGTTACTTTTGATTTAAATGGTTTAGATTTAATTGAAGGTGCACTTACTACTTTTCAATTTACGTTTCAACACGATAGTTGGGGTGGAGCAACTCCATCGCCAACTACAGAAAACTTACCTCCCTTAACTGTAACACTAGGTTGGTTGTTAACTAAGTCATATACAAGCGTTTATGAAATGGCTTCAAGTGATGAATTTTTAGCTGCTATCGGAACAAGTCTTCCCGGAGGGAATATTGAACCTATGATAAATTCTACAAATGGAACAACTTTAACTGACCAATATAATTCTTTATTTGTTAGTACTATTTCAGATGCGACTTTATCTATTTTAAAATTTCAAAGTGGTATAAGTGCTATCGAGCAAGCAATTAATATAACAACTAGTCCTTCATCAACACAGATTTCATTTCAGTTTCCTGCAATTCAATATGTAGATGACATTGCAACACCAACAAAAACTTACACTGAATACTTTGAGGTATTATCAAATGATTTAGAATATTCAGCAGCAGGTAATGGTTCTAGTTTACATAGTAATAGAAGTTATGAGATTGGTATACTTTATATGGATGAGTTCAATAGAACAACTCCTGCTTTAGTTAGCGAGTTTAATACTTTTCATTTTTCTTGTGGTGATTCAGCTACTAAGAATACTATAGATGTAAACATACCAACAACTCAGATTGCACCTGCCTTTGCTACTTCTTTTAAGTTTGCAATGAAGCCGGACAAAGAGACTTACGAAACGATTTACTCCAACATCTTTTTTACTGACCCTAACTCTAATGAAACTTATTTTTTATTAGAATCAGAGAACTCTCAAAAGGTTACAGAAGGTCAAAGATTTATAGTTAAAGCAGATACAAGTGGTCCTACAAGGAATTGTGTTTACGCTACTGTATTAGAAAAGCAAGCACAGGTTAAGGAGTTTATAGAAATACCATCTGAGGATGACCCTGATGAAAACATACCTGTTCCTTCAGGAACATATATGAAAATAAAAGCTAATAACTTTTCAGTGGCAACTACAGAGAATGCTATTATAGATTTCGGTTCTCCCC